CGAAAGAGTTGAAATCAACAGATATTTCAAAGAGGCTCCGAACGGATTTGCTGAGATTGGTGAAGCTGAGTATGAAGAACGTAAAGAAGCTGCAAAAGCTCGGATGGAGGAAACCGATGAATCGAAATAGATTTATCCAGTGTATGAAAAGCAACATCGAGTTGTCGGATAAAGAGCGGAGAAGAATCATTAAAAGAAGTGTTGAGAGCCAACCGTGGAAATTAAAGTGTACGATTGCCATGGAAGAGTTTGCGGAGCTTACTCAGGCGATCAGTAAACAGATTCGAGGGTATGATAACAGAATTGGACTTTTGGAAGAGATGGCAGATGCTTATATTTGCCTGGAATTCCTTAAGTCCATTTTTGATATTACACCGGAAGAATTGCAGAAAGCTATGGATATAAAATTACAGAGAGAAAGGAATAAACAGAGATGAGTAAAGAGATTAAAATTGCTGGGAGTATTTCATTTGGAGGAAAGCGCCTTAATGTATATGGGGATCTGGACGCTCCGCTGTTCAAGGCAAAAGATGCTATCGGCTACAGTAGCGGTAACGAGTGGAGAATGCTCGAAATGTGCGAAGAGGACGAAAAGCTGAAACTACCTTTGGTAGTAGCAGGTCAGAGACGTTCCGTTAACTTTGTGACTGAGAACGGTCTGTACAATATCCTTGCTCAGAGCCGTATGGAGATTGCCAGATCCTGGAGACGTGTGGTTCATGATGAGCTTATCAACATGCGAAAAGAAAAGGGTAGAAACATTGCTGAGCAGTTCGAAGAGTGGGATCATGCTATGGATAACATTTACTTCGACGAGGAGACCGGTCAGCTTATGCAGTCAGTTACAGTTCCCGGTGGGGATGTGATCCAGATTCCTTATGAGAAGGAAGAAGAGTAATTAAAAACGTGGGCTATGCTGGACTAAGGAGCATAATAATCCAGATTGGTGGGGATCTGGATATTCTGAAAGGAGAATAAAAATGATTAAATTAGAGCATGTGGTTCTGGCTAGTCCGGAGCAGATGGAGTTTATCATTGAAGGGATGCGGAACCCTATGAATTCGTGGGAGAAGAGTGATAGCGAAATTAAGTATGAGTCATGGCATGATATGTCAGGAGGCGAATATATTCTCGGGCATAACGATCGCTCTCTTATGCAGAGATTATCCAAAACTGGTACCGACCATAGAAAGTTTATGAGAATGATGCCAGTGTATGTGAGAATTACCGCACCTTTATATTGGTGGAAAGAATTTGATACTTACAAGGTTGGGACAGTCGTTAATAGTTGTAGTACGATGCATAAAATCCAGGATAAAGAGTTTACACTGGAGGATTTCAGTTGTGAGCATCTTAATCGTATCGGAACAAGTACTTTATGGGAAATTATTGATATTTTAAATACGGCTAGAACTTTATATTTGGAAGGCGGCGAATATAGAGGTGAACATTATGATGTAAAAGACAAACAAGTTTGGTGGCAAATGATTCAGCTTCTTCCGAGTAGCTATAACCAGACACGTAATGTCATGATGAATTATGAAGTTCTGGCGAATATTTATAAGAGTCGTCGAGGACATAAGCTGGATGAGTGGGGGGATTTCTGTCATTGGATTGAATCTTTGCCGTATTCTGAGATTATTATGTCTTCATCCGGTTTAGATCTCAATTCAATTAACGCCTTACAGGGAGCGGCTAGAAATAGTAGCAAAGGTTATATTTATAAAAGAAAAACGGAGGATTAAGCAGATGAACGGGATGGTCAAAGTAAAAGATGTTTTGCCGCTTGTAAAGTGGAATGATGTTCGACTTGTGTTGGGCAAAGAGGACGAAATCTGTTTGCTCAGGAAAGACTTTATTGCCGAGACCCTTTCCGACAAGATTTTAGGAATGATGGTTACCGGAATTGAGAACGACGAGGCTATTTTGGACACTGTCAATATCTATGTGTTCGGTTATAAAAAGGAGGATTAAATTTATGAATTTTACAGTTATGCAGCTTATCATTATGTTTCCTATTGGCTATGTGTGCTTATATTCTTTAGTAGATCGTATCATGAAATGCATCGAACATTGTGCTACGGCAAAAGCATATTCCAAATTTAGAGAAGCTGGTGCAATGCCTACTATGCATGATGTTTCGCTTGGAATCTCAGAGGAGAAAAACGGTGAGAAAAGACTTAATCTATGGAATGATATTCATTGTACTTGGAGCGTTGACAGTCCCCATTGAATGGGACGTAACGTTCTTTTTATTTGCCTTGTTTTTGGCCATTGTGCTGTTTGTAGCAAGAGAAAACTGTATTATGGATTAAGGAGGCGGCTGTATTATGGGCCGAGCTGAAAGGAGAAGGGCACAGAAGAGTGAGGTAAAAGCCAAGACAGCTACATATAACCTCACTAGAGCTCAGTTGGATGCGTTAGTACGGGAGAGAATCGATTACGAATTAAAGAAAGCCAGGGAAGATGCAATAGCTGACGCTACTATTCTCATGCTGACTCTCCCTCTTGAAGTATTGATGGATTATTATTGGACAAAGTCCTATTACAAACGAATTCCAGAATTCACAGGACATGTTCTCGAATATTTTGAAAAATGGCAGAACGGAGAATTGGATATGGATGTTTTGAGAAAAGACCTTTGGGAATATGGTGGGGTCAGATTTGAGGAGGTAAAACCTAATTAGGGATGATGAGTAAGGAAGATAGAAAAAATGCAGAGGGTTACAATGATCCGACAGCTTATGAAGCGATTAAAAATGCTGAGCAGAACCAGGACAAAGATGATGCACGTTTTCATCAATTATTGAATCTGCTATTTCAGCTTTGTGAGATCGCCGATTTTCATATTGAGGGGCGGATTGTATTAAAGGACAAGAAGACGGGAAAGATTTGGAGGTGATCGCATGAAAATCTGTAAAGTGAGACCAGATCGTTCAACATGTTCTGCTTGCGTTGCAACTCAGGAAATGTTTAATGCGATTGACGATTGCAGTAGATGTAAAGCAAATGCCGATACATACGAATTGTTACAAATCGGAACCGGTTTTTGGAGCGGCGATTATGCCATGGTTCAAAAAGATGGAATTATCACCAAGGTATCATTAAGTCGAGTTTATGATGTAAAGGAGATATGATTATGACAGTAGAAGAGTTACAGAAAGCATGTGCAGCATTATCTGAAGCTTGGGTTAAGGCTATGGAACCACTGAAAAAATTGGCGGAGGCGTTGAATTCTGTTTCAGGACAAATCGAGCAGAGTGAAGAGAAACGGAAAATTCATATTGTTTGGAAGTGTAAATCCCTCAGACATTTGCCGGATTCTACGATATCTACGTACACTTATAAGCCGGTCGGAAGACGAAATTTACCGTATCAGAGGAGGAATTTCTGACTGGTTTCAGCTAATCTAGGTTAAAAATCTTTGTAGTAACAGGTCAATTTTCTGCCCACTTTTGGGTTTTAGGATTTGACCAAAGCCCGGATATTTT